CTGCAGCACTAGGCCCATCTCATCAATAATATAGCAAGCCGCCTGGTGGTCGATTAGGTTGCGGATTATCTCTTGCTCTGACTTTATAGCGCCGTGGGTTGCAGGTGCTATCCCTGCGGCCTTATGTATCTCAGCCTGGGCCTGCTGTATCGCTTCTTTGCCGGTTGCAGAGCCTGCCACGCAAAAGATGAACTGGTTAGTAGTAACGCCATAAACCTTGTCTTCGTAGCGCAGCCCGGATATGTTGCCCATTGCCGACAAGGCCGCCGCTACTGCCAGCCGCTCGCGTGGAAACCGGCACTGCCCGTTGATCCATTCCACCAATTTGCCGACAAAGCCTGGCGGGCGCAGTAGATCAATATTATCGTCGCTCAATGGTTCGTCGTACACTAACTCAGTCTCGAAAGTAACGGTCGATTGATATCCGCCCTGCTCTGCGAAATGAACCAGGGTTCCGACTGTTACCAGTGACGCGGATTTGCCAAAGGAATGCCAATGCTGACCGATTTTTTCGCTGCCAGCGTAATCTTCGCCCGTTGCGCTCCATGTATCCCAAATCGCGCAGCCAGTGCCGGTGGTCGCATGGTGTAGCGCCATCCCAATTTTAATCCACTGTTCATAGCTGCAATTCGCATCGATACATTGAAGCATCGCACCCAAATCATCGGCGGAAAGGTCAACCTGTTGCCCGCGAAATTCCGCCCGGATATGTTCCGGCTTTTCCAACAATGCCAATAACTCGGCGGGTGCTTCTGCAATGTCGTCTGGATGGCCTTTCTCAGCTTCGTATAGTGACCCGCTCTTGTGAAGCGATCCGCAGCCGACAACATAGCCGCTGCTTTTAAAATCAATGCCTTCATAGTCCGCATGGTGCCCTGCCAGCGCCAGCGCCAACGGCTTTTTAAAATAGATATGCCAACCACCGCCGCCGGTTGCAACGACAAACCCGGATAATGCTTTAAAGTCCAGATCCAGATCCTTGCAAAGCTTCGCATATGCTTCGCTGCCGCCGTTTCGTGGGTCAATGTCGATAACGATATGTTCGTCAACTAGAACGCCGAAACCGGTATTAAACTGGCCCATCTGCTCCATTGTATCGAGCTGCTCGTCTGACCAGTTCGGCGTATGCTGCCAAGCCGAGGTGCGCGGATGCTTTAGAATAGCCTTACAGTGCGGGTTGCCGCATTCGCAATTGCCTTTAGCGTCCACGCCATGGAGGCCGAAGATCCGAAAGCCTGCGTCTAAGTAATCAAACTGATTCATCAGCCTGCCCCTCTATCCATTCAATAAGATGCTGAACGACTGGAAACGAAACCCGCTGCCCGCCATTGGCTAGGTTATATATAGTTGAATAACTTATGCCGGTTGCCCTGGCCACGTATTTGAGATTAAGCGGCTTCAACCGCTGCTGTAACTGTTTAAGTGTCATTTCGTATCATCCTGTCTTATATAGTTCGCGTGTGTGTGATTGCAGTATATATACAAAAAAAGTTGTTGCAACCCTTAATATATTGCTTTAAAGTGCGAACCTCAATTAGGAAAGAGAGAAACAAACCATGTCAATATTAGAGCAAGCAACGAAACCAGTCGACCGGATGCCGATAGTCACCATCTGCGGCGACTCAGGGCTGGGTAAAACGTCCCTGGCGGCGACATTCCCAAACCCTATAGTAATACGGGCCGAAGATGGCTTACAGGGTGTGCCGGCTTCCATACGGCCCGACGCGCTACCGGTGGTAACATCACTGGAACAGCTAATCGAACAGATGACCGCACTATATAAAGAAGAACACAAATACAAAACGATCATCATCGATTCAGTAACGGCGCTCGAACGCATCTTCATGCAGAACGTTATCGACAGCGACCCAAAGAAGCCGAAGTCTATCAACCAGGCTTTAGGCGGATATGGCGCAGGGCTTGGCGCAGTAGCTACACTGCACCACCGGGTTGGCAAATTGATGTCAAAGATCAATGCCGATAAAAACATTGCCATTGTCTATATCGCGCACGCCGATACCGAGACAATCGAACTGCCAGACATGGATCCATATACTCGATACAATCTGCGGCTCGGCAAACGCTCTGTAGCACCATACGTCGATGACGTAGACATAGTTGGCTTCTTAAAGCTCCAGACGTACACCAGCGGCGACGGCGACAAGAAAAAAGCCACGTCAGACGGCAGCCGACTATTGGTAACCTACGCAACTGCGTCGAACGTTAGCAAGAACCGTTACGGCATTACAGAAAATGTATTTGTACCAAAGAACGAAAACCCGCTCACTCAATATATCCCGGCACTCGCCGCTTATAATAAAGAAGGTAAATAATTATGTCATTTTTTGATCTTTCAGACGGAAAAACAGTATCAGCCGCAACTTCATTTGACAGCAATGTTCAGATTAAGCCCATTCCCGCCAATACTCAGGTAGTGGCGGCAATTGATGAAATTAAATGGGACGAATACCAGGGCGATTCGTTTGTCTCGGCCCGCTGGGTAGTGCTAGACGGCGAACATAAGGGCCGCAAAATATTCCATAAGATCCGCGTAAAAGAGCAAGATAAAACTAAACGCGACCGTGCTTTAAAGATGCTCGCCGCTATCGATGCAAACGCCGGCGGCGACTTAATGCGCAACGGCACCGAACCCGGTGACAGCCAACTAAGCTCCGCGTTATCCAATAAGCCGATGGCAATCAAGCTCGGTCTATGGGAGATAGACGATAAGTCAGGAAACTGGGTCATGGCAGTATCGCCGGTCAACTCTGCCCAATCCGCACCCGCTGCACCCGTAGCCGCCGAAGATATTCCCTTCTGATAATACGGCCCTTCGGGGCCTTTTTTTTCGAGGTAAAAACAATGGAACAGCTTTCACAAGAATGGTTTGACGCCCGCAAAGGCCGGGTCACTGGCTCGCAGATTGGTGCAATCCTTGGCGTTAATCCGTGGTCTAGTAACAAAGACGCCATGCGCTCAATCCTAGGTCAGTCAACTTTTACCGGCAACGTCGCTACCGAATATGGAAGCCGGAACGAGGAAAACGCGGTCTTTGATTTTGAGCTTGAAACAGGAATAACTATTAAAGAATGCGGGTTTATAGTTCACCCGGAATACGATTGGCTCGGCGCGTCACCAGATGGATTAATTGGCGCAGATGCCATCGCCGAAATTAAATGCCCGTTTGGTTTGCGTGAAAATCCAAACCCTGAATTTAAAAGCTTGGCGCACCTGCCGCACTATTATGCGCAGGTTCAGTACGAAATGTTTTGCAGCGAGCGAACGACAGCGTATTTCATTCAATGGAACCGGTTTAAATTTGATACGGAAATGGTCTTTTTTAGTCAGCAATATATTGACAAAACACTGCCCAAACTAAAAGCATTCCATGACGAATATCTTGCGGCGGTTGCTTAGATGAGAAGCAATCCGCGCATAATGACACCCGGCGCGCTCCGCTCGTTCCGTCGATTGCAGCATAAATGCGATCTGGCAGAACTTTCCTATTATTTTAAAATCAGCAAAGCGCAGGCGTGTAGAATTCGCGCGGGCGAAAACTGGGGCAAGAAATGTTAAGACCATACCAACAGAACGCCGTCGATGCCGCGAAAGCTTTTCTTTCTAAATGTTATGACCCCTGCATCATCGATGCGGCAACGGGTGCGGGAAAATCGCACATCATCGCAGAGCTTGCGCAATGGATTCACGAAACCAGCAAAAAACGGGTGCTTTGCTTAGCACCATCCAAAGAACTGGTCGAACAAAACCACGGCAAATACATTGCAGCCGGCGGTATGGCAAGCCTGTACAGCGCATCGACAGGACAAAAGAGCCTTGAACACTATGTCGTATTCGGGACGCCTGGCACTGTTAAAAACAGCTTGGAACGGTTTAAAAACTTTGCAGCCGTTATTGTCGATGAAGCCCACGGTATAACACCCACAATTAAATTCATCATTAATGATCTGCGCGAAAAGAACCCTCAGCTGCGTGTGCTGGGATTGTCTGCCACGCCATACCGCCTTGGAAGCGGATACATATATCAGCTCGATGAAAATGGCAGAGCGATACCGGAACACGAAACAGTAGAACCATATTTTAAAAAGCTGGTGTTCAAAATAGGCGCGAAAGAATTAATCGATCAAAGCTATCTAACGCCACCGACTACCGAGCGCCACGCTGGTTATGACACCACCGGCTTGGAATTGAACAGCATGGGCAAATTTGATGCCCGCCAGGTTGAACAAGCGTTTGAAGGTGAAGGCCGGAAAACAGCTGCCATCATTGCCGAGGTGGTCGAGCTGTCCGCTGGGCGCAAAGGCGTAATGATCTTTGCTGCAACCGTGCCCCACGCAAAGGAGGTCATGCAAAGCCTACCACGCGGGAACAGCGCCCTAGTGACGGGTGAAACGCCAAAGCCTGAACGCGAACAGATACTAAAGGCTTTCAAAGCCCGGCAGATAAAATACTTGGTCAACGTCTCCGTGCTAACCACCGGCTTCGATGCCAGTCACGTCGATGTTATTGCTATATTGCGCGCCACCGAGTCTGTCGGGTTGATGCAACAAATTATAGGGCGCGGGTTGCGCATCGATGCCGGCAAACAAGACTGCCTGGTTTTGGACTACGCGGAGAACATCGAACGGCACTGCCCCGATGGCGATGTATTTAATCCGAATATTAAAGCTTATAAATCCACAAAGGTGGTAGGCGGTGCCGAAGTTGAATGCCCCGACTGTAATTATATAAACGACTTCTCGGGCCGCCCGAACCCTGATCAATTCCATATAACGAAAGATGGATACTTTGCCGACCTGGCAGGCGTGAAACTAGAAATACCATCCCATTTTGGGAGGCGCTGCAACGGTCAATTCTTAGCCGCCGGAACCCATGCCAGATGCGAACATAGATGGGCATCTAAAGAGTGCGTTAATTGCGGACATCAAAACGACATTGCGGCGCGCTACTGTGAAAAGTGTAAAGGAGAATTGATCGACCCGAACGAAAAGCTGGTCATGGAGTTTAGAAAGTTGAAGTCGGACCCATACGCCAAAAGCACCGACAAGGTACTGGGCTGGCATTGCCAGGAATGGATAAGCAAAAGCGGGAACCAAACGCTTAAGGTTGATTACACCACCGAGTATAGATCATTTTCTATTTGGTATATGCCCGAGAAGGAGGCCGAATGGAAGTCGTTTTGCTCTGCTGTTTTTAGTGGTAGGGTGGCACCATCAATTGAAGTCTTTTTGTCATCGCTGCCCAACTATGGAACAAT